AAATATTGGTAATGTTCTTTTCTTCAATCCAAAATTGAGTGCAGGAAACAAACAAGTAGCAACATTGATTGAAGACCCATTTGAAATGGTTAGTAGAAAAATAAAAGTTACTACATCTCTAGAAGTTGAAGATACCCTTTTACTTGAAGGAAATACCATATATCAAACTAGAACTGGAGCTTCTGGAAACTATGTTGGATTGGCCGGTTCCGCTACTGGAACATTAGGTTTAATTAATGCTGGAATTGGATATACTCCTTTAACAGGATCAGTAACATATACTGACGTTGATTTGATTTCACATACAGGAGATGGTAAAAATGCAACAGCAGATATTACAATTTCAAATTGAGTAGCGATTGCATCTACTATTACGTCTGGTGGATCTGGATATAGTGTTGGAGACGTTTTAACTGCTGAAATAAATTCTGGTGCAGGAAGAAATTTAAAATTATCTTTGTCTGCATTAAATGGTTCTAATCAAATTATAATTGACGATGTTCAAGGAGAGTTTATAACTGGAATTGGATATACATTACAATTTTCAAATTCACTCAACAATGGGGAGTTCCAAAACATAAATTCTGGTTTCTCAACAGATATTTACATCCAAAATGACGGACTTTTGGTAATTAATGATGGACTTCATATAAAAGTCAATCATAGAAATCATGGAATGAACTCCAATACAGATATAGTTCAAATTTCTGAGGTATCTCCAGATACAACTCCAAAAATACTCTCCACAAGATTATCAAGAACCGAATCAAATGAACTAAGATTTTCCGGTGGAGGTGGAATTAGTTTATATTCCAATTTTGAGAATGTTTCAGTATCATCAACAAATCCAGGATATGTATTAATAGATGATGAAATAATTTCTTATACCGGAGTAACGGAAAATAGTCTAACTGGTTTAACCAGAGGAATTGATAGCACTCCTATACAAGTACATAGAGGTAATACTAGATTTAAGACTCAAATTTTCAAATATGAATTGAATGGAATATCATTAAGAAGAATTAATAAAAATCACAATTTATCTGAAGTCACAGTACAGGATGCCATAGATTTAGATTATTATCATATAAAAATTGATACATCTCAAGATGGAAAAACTGACCCACTACCCAATGGGCAAGTTGATAGGAGTGTAAATGCACCATATCCAAAACTTTATATAAACGAAACAAAATCGACTGGTGGTTCTGAGATAGAAGCTTCTCAAAATATACAATTTACTTTGGCAAAACCAATTATAGAAACTAGCATATTACCGGGGACTCAAATTAGATCTACAATCAGAACAGTTGCAGGAAGAAGTGTTGATGGAAGTGAGCCTCCATATGAAGATAAAGGATTTGAACCTTTTGATATTAATGGGGAAAATTACTTCGATTCTCCAAGAGCGATTTACTCTAATGTAAATGAGCAAAATAGACTTTCAAATCTTCCAGGGAAAAAATCTATGTCGGTGTTTATGGAAATGAGAAGTAATTCTCAGTTCATTTCACCAGTAATTGATATGGATAGAGTTGGAATGGTTTTAGTTTCAAACAGAGTAAATAATAAAATTCAAAATTATGCCGAAGATGGTAGAGTTTCCACAATGGAAGATGATCCATCAGCATTTAATTATGCAACAAAAACAATATCACTAGAAGTTCCAGCCACAACAATAAAATTGTATATGAGTGCATATATTAATGTATTTGGTGACATTAGAGCATTATATTCTATAAAGAATAATATTGATGATGAAGACATTTATTATCCATTCCCAGGATATAAAAACTTAGATTCTATTGGAAATGTAATAGATGAGGCTTTAAATGATGGAACGCCAGATACTAAGCCAATAAAGACTGATATTTTAGATGATGGTTTAAGTGATATTTTATTCAAAGAGTATGAATTTACTGCAAATGTTGAGTCATTTAAGTATTTTTCTATAAAACTAATAGGTTCTTCAACAAACCAATCTTATCCACCACTAGTTAAAGACTTAAGAGTAGTTGCTGTAGCATAGTAAAATGGATTTTGCAAAAGTAAAAAACGATAGTAACTTAATAAGGGATTTAGAAAGCAATGCAATTCTAAATACCAATTCTAGAGATTATGAAAATTACATGAGAATAAAAAATAGAAAAGAACGTGAATTGAAGAGAATGGATTCTATAGAATCCGAATTAAATTATGTAAAAAATGAAATTAGTGAGATTAAAAATCTTTTGATTGAACTATCAAATAAGAAATAATAACTAGATAATATAGAAAAACCTTTTAGTAAAAATAATGGCACAACCATCTACTAGGCAAGAATTAATTGATTACTGTAAAAGGAAGCTTGGTGCGCCAGTTTTGGAAATTAATGTTGCCGATGAGCAAATAGAAGATCTTGTCGATGATGCCGTTCAGTTTTTCCAAGAACGGCATTTTGATGGGGTCGTTCAAACGTTTCTAAAATATGAATTAACTCAAGATGATATTGATAGGGGAAGAGCAAAAACATCCTCTGGTGTTGGAATTGCAACTACTTCAGCAACTTCAACAACTAATATTACCTTTGACCTTTATGAAACTTCTAATTATATTCAGATACCAGATCACATCATTGGAGTAAACAAAATATTTCAATTTGAAGGTTCAAATAGCCTTTCGAGTGGAATGTTTAGTGTCAAATATCAACTATTTTTGAATGATATTTACTATTGGGGTTCAACAGAACTTTTGACATATTCTATGGTAAAAACTTATTTGGAAGATTTGGATTTTCTCCTCACAACTCAAAAACAAATAAGGTTTAATAAGAGACAAAATAGATTATATCTTGATATTGATTGGGCAAGTGTTCAATCTGGACAGCATGTTGTTATAGATTGTTATCGAGCACTAAATCCATTAGACTATCAAAATGTTTGGAATGACTCATTTTTAAAGACATATTTAACGTCATTGATAAAAAGACAGTGGGGTCAGAATTTAATTAAGTTCAATGGTGTAAAACTTCCTGGAGGAATAGAATTTAATGGTAGACAAATATATGATGATGCTCAAAAAGAAATTGACGATTTAATGGAAAGGATGTCATCTTATTATGAAATGCCACCATTAGATATGATAGGATGATGTTATGTTAAATCCATTTTTTCTTCAAGGTTCTTCTGGAGAACAAGGCTTACTTCAAGATTTGATAAATGAGCAGTTGAGAATGTATGGGGTGGAAGTTTATTACATGCCCAGAAAATACATGACAAAAAATACTGTCATTGAAGAAGTAATAGAATCTAAATTCGAAAACGCATATCCAATAGAAGCTTATGTATCTTCTTATGATGGATATGGTGGTCAGGGTACAATTTTATCTAAATTTGGCATACAAGATTTAGATGATTTAACTTTAGTAATATCAAAGGAAAGATTTGAAAATTATATTACACCACTTATAAAAAATATTTCAAATATTGAACTATCAACTAGACCAAAAGAGGGAGATTTAATATTTTTTCCATTAGGAAATAAAATATTTGAAATTAAGTATGTTGAGCACGAAAGTCCATTTTATCAACTACAGAAAAATTATGTGTATGAATTAAGGTGCGAATTGTTTAGATATGGTGATGAAGTTATTGATACCGATATTGATACTATTGATGACGTAATTGAAGATTATGGAAATGTACAAACATTAAATGTACTTGGAATTGGTTCTACCGCAACCGCTATTGCAGGAATAATTGATAGTGGAGTTTCTTACATTACCATAACAAACAGAGGTAGAAATTATACAAGTGCTCCAAGAGTAGCAATATCATCATCTCCAGAAGTTGGAGGAACTGCTATAGGAATAGCAACTCTAATTAGTGGAATTGTTGACCAATGTGATACTTTAGGAACTGGATATAGAGTTCAAGGAGTTGAACTCAGAAATTCCGGATATGGTTATACTCAGGCACCAATGGTTGCATTTATTGGAGGTGGTGGAGAAGGTGTTGAGGCGTATGCTTCAATATCAGATGGAATTGTTGGAGTAATTACAGTTACTTCAGGTGGTTCAGGATATTATTCAGAACCTAGCGTGACTTTTGTTGGTTCTGCATCTACTGCTGCTACCGCTAGAGCAATTGTACAAAATGGTTCTATTACTGAAATTAGAATCACAAATGCTGGAGTTGGATATGGTTCAACACCAACTATTACAATTTCTGCTCCAAATCTAATTGGAACTGGAAGTTTCATTTATAATGAGACCGTAACTGGATTAGCAAATAGTGTGAGAGCAAGAGTCAATTCTTGGAATTCTTCCACTAATGTTCTGGAACTTAAAAATATTCAAGGCGATTTTGTTGGTGGAGAAATTATTGTTGGAGACACTTCTCAAGCAATGTACCAGGTTTCTTCGATAAATACAACTAACGATGATTCCTACTCTCAGAATGATGAGATTCAAACGGAATCGGATTTGATATTAGATTTTACAGAGTCAAATCCATTCGGGACTCCATAGTTTATTAGGACGCAATTATGTTTGATTATTTTTATCACGAGATATTACGAAAAACGGTGATTGGATTCGGTTCTCTTTTTAATGGGATTGAAATTCAAAGGAAAGATAAATCGGGAAATATTACATCTATTGTGGAAGTTCCGATTGCATATGGACCAACTCAAAAGTTTTTGGCAAGATTGGAACAATCTCCGGATTTGAATAGACCAACCCAAATCACTCTTCCAAGACTTTCCTTTGAAATGGTGGGAATTAATTATGACCCATCAAGAAAACTTTCAACAACACAATCTTTTATTTCGGTCAATAAAGACAATAAGTCTGATGTAAGAAAGACTTACATGCCAGTTCCATATAATGTGGAATTTGATTTGTCTATTATGACAAAGAGCAATGATGATATGCTCCAGATTGTTGAACAAATTCTACCATATTTTCAACCATCTTACAATATCTCAATTGATTTAATTTCTCTTATTGGAGAAAAAAGAGATATTCCAGTAACAATGGATTCTATTGTAATGGAAGATGATTATGAGGGTGATTTTTCTACCAGAAGAGCATTAATTTATACTCTAAAGTTTACAGCAAAGACATATATTTTTGGTCCAGTATCCGAAAACAAATCTGCAGATATTATCAGAAAAGTTTCTATTGGTTATGTTGCTGGAGAAAGAACAAAGTCTCCTACCAGAGAACTTACTTATGTTGTTGAACCAAAAGCAACAAAGAACTACACAGGTGCTTCTATCACAACTCTAGGAGAGGATATTACACTTGAAAGTAGTACTTTCACCTTAACAGATGCATCAGCAGTACAGCAAAAGAGTTACATTACAATTGATGGTGAAACCATCTTTGTGAAATCCAAATCCGGAAACAAAATTACAGTTTCTAGAGGTGAATATGGAACTCCAATAACAGCTCACGTCTCCGGAACTGAGGTATTTGAAATCAATTCAGCAGATAATGCTCTAGTACAACCTACAGATGATTTTGGATTTGATGATAGCTTCTTATGAAAGACATAGAAAAATTTAAAGATTTGAATGATGCATTCAATACTGAGAATAATATTCTCAAAGATGAATTAAAGATTGCTAAAAGAGTTGATGTGGAAATTGACAATTCACAAAAATCCAAAACTGAGGTTGTAAAGGACTATGAGTATACTAGAGGAAATTTATATTCTCTAATAGAAAAAGGTCAAGAAGCAATTAATGGGATATTAGAATTGGCGCAGGAAACGGATGCTCCAAGAGCTTATGAAGTTGCTGGTCAATTGATTAAGAGTGTCTCTGACGCTACTGATAAGTTAATGGATCTTCAGAAAAAGTTAAAAGATATTGAAGAAGATAAATCTTCTAAAGGTCCAACAAATGTTACTAATAATGCATTGTTCATCGGTTCTACCGCAGAACTTAATAAGTTGCTAAAACAGCAAAAAGAAGATGAAAACATTTAAACAGTTCAAAGAAAGTTGGTCTAATAAATATAAAAAGAGTATAGATTGCTCAAATCCAAAAGGATTTTCTCAGAAAGCACATTGTGCAGGAAGAGATAAAAGAGCTAGGGGTGAAGAAACAAAATCCAATCCAGTAAAATGAACGAAGATCTTAGAAAATGGTTCGGAACAGGCGGCGAAGGTGGCGTCGGTGGTGGTGGATGGGATGAATACAACACCAAAGGTGAAAGAACTGGAAAATGTGCCCGTGGAGAGGATGATGATGGTGAAGGACCAAAACCTAAGTGTCTTTCTAAAGAAAAAGCAGCAAAAATGACAAAAAAGGAAATTGCTGCTGCTGTAAGAAGAAAAAGAGAAAAAGACCCCGTAGCAGATCGTCCAGGTAAAGGAGGAAAACCTAAAATGGTTTCTAATAATATTGGTGAAGAAAAAAACCAAAAAGACCATGAATATTCTATGGCAAGATCTGAACTCGCCACCATTGAAAATGCAGTAAAGCGTCTTAAAGCAAAAATGAAGGGTGAAGGGAATATTGAGGCATGGGTCCAATCAAAAATCACCAAAGCAGCAGATTACATTGATACTGCAGCAGATTATGTTGATAGTGGTGAGCATGATTCTCAAGAATCTATGGATGAAGCAAAAAAAGGTCCTTGTTGGAAAGGATATAGAAAAAAATCAGGAACCGCAGATTATGAAAAAGGTTCTTGCGTTAAGGTGAGTGAAGCAAGTTTTGAAATTACTCATACATCATCCGATGCAAAGAGAGCAAAAAGAGCAAAGAAAATAGATACTCTTACACAAAGAGGGACTGGAGGTGAACAAAAAACTGCTGCTAGAATGGCAGGAGTATCCTTACCCCCAGTAAGAAAGGAAGAAATTTCACTAGTTGATAAAATTCTACTTGAAATGGAAGCAGAAGTTCTTACAGAGAAGAACAAACCAACTAATCCAAAGCTGTGGGCAAAGTGGAAATCAAAAGCAAAAGCAAAGTTTGATGTTTATCCATCTGCTTATGCAAATGGATGGGCTGCAAAAGGATATAAGTCTGAAGGTGGTGGATGGAAGTCCGTTAGTGAAGATGTAAAAATTGAGGATGCTGATGGAAACACTTTTGCTGAAGTTATTGATATAATTAAACCAGAACCATTAGTTTCAGAAAAGAAAGAATGTCCAAAATGTAATGGTAAAGGTTGTAAGCATTGCAATCAAACTGGATATCATTCGGAAGAATCAGAAGAATCGGAAGAAATTGAAGAATCTGTAAGAATGCCTGCAAAGAATGGAAACATCATCTTTGCGATGGTTTCTTGGAGAGGTAAAGTTTATTCTCTTCAGATGTTCTTCCCTTCAGGAAAGAGACCTACAAGAACAGAAGTTCAGGATCAGGTAAGAAAAGTATATCCAGATTCTAGACTTACTTATTTCAATATCAGAGACTATGAACCTGGTCAACCACTTCTTCAAGTGGAAGATTGGCAAAAAGCTAATCGCCAAGATAATACTGATGGAATGAGTCAAGGTGCGGTTGATAAGTATAGACAAGAAAATCCAAAGTCTAAATTAAAAACTGCAGTAACTGAAAAGAATCCAACTGGAAAAAGAGCAGAAAGACAAAATAGTTTTTGTCGTCGCTCTAAAGGACAAAAAGATATGCATAACATTGATTGTACAAAAACACCAGATAAACCAATCTGCAAAGCACGCCGCCGTTGGAATTGCAAAGGCGACTCATGAAAAATTTTAAACAGTTTCTATCAGAATCAGTAAACATATCTGGAGATTTTAACGGAAATCTTTACATCAATGGATCTCAGGAGCAACCGCAATCTGTTGGGGAAAATTATGTTGCTGATGTAATGTGGAAAGGAAATCTTTATAGATTTGAAATGGTGACA